AGGAGCAGCTTTGGCAGTTGTTCGCTGAGTGGCAGGGCGTAAGGCCAGACGTTGAAGTGTTCTACCCTGATTCCTTTGACTTGAGAGACTACGACCAAGAGCTTGTATTCCTTCAGCAAATGCGTGCTACCGGCGTTAAGTCGGTAACCCTGAGCATGGAGATAGATAAGCAGATAGCCGATCTTATACTTGATGACGAAAACCTCGCTCGCTCTCACGCTGAAATCGAGGCATCTGCAATGACTATAGGCCAGTTCCCGCCGGAGCCTGAAGAGATAGGCGCTATTTAATGGCTGAAGATGTTGACCAGCTACGGTCAGTAATCGCTAGAGCGGAAGGCCATCAGGGAAAGTTGGCCGCTGCCCTGGTAACGCTTGAAAACCGTATTACCGACATAATGGCAACTGCCCCTTTAAAAGATGGCGCTTTATTTGATCTGGAATGGGCTATTAAAGCAAGGGTTGAGCTAAGGCAGGCTATTGAGTCTGAATACTTGGCTACGGTAGATGGGCTGGTAAGAGAGTACACGGTGGTAGCTAACGAGGTTGCCGCTATGCTCAACACGTATGGCAATGTCTCAAAGCTTGACCCTAGCGTGATCTCTGAGCTTCAGTCGATGACGTTTAAGGGATTTGAGGACTTAGGCCAGAACTATCTAGATGTGGTTTCTAAAGAGCTATATGAGAATACATTAGTTGGCACGACATTTGCCCTAAGCGTAGCTACAATCAAAGCTTCAGTTAGCTCTGAGCTAGGCCGTTATGCCAGCCAGTCTTTGCATGATTCGCTAATGCAGTTTGATGCAACGGTGAACACGAAGATAGCCATTGATGCAGGAGCAACCAAGTTTAAGTATTTCGGCCCTGACGATAGCGTTACTAGAGAATTCTGTGGTAGGCACGTTGGCAAGGTTCTCACCAAAGAAGAAGTCACTGAGGCTTGGTCTGGCAGTTGGGCAGGCAAGATAAGCGGTGATCCTTTCGTGGTTCGAGGCGGCTATAATTGCCGTCATCATTTTAGAGGTGTATTCGAGGAATAATCATGCCACAAGGTGCAGGAACATACGGCAGCAAGGTAGGCCGTCCGAAGAAAAAGAAGAAAGTAAAGAAATAAAAAACATATGATACAATTTAAATTCACCAACTACTCTTTTAGAGGCACGCGACATGGGCGAAGATAACATGGAACAACAAGCTGATACTGAAACAGCAGCAACAGAAAGCCAGGAAAAAACATTTACTCAAGCAGACATGGATCGCGTTGTTGCTGAGCGCGTAGGTCGAGAACAACGAAAGTTTGAGAAGCAGCTATCTGGCATTGATATAAACGAAGCCAGGCAGCTATTGCAGGACAAGGAAGATGCAGAGGTTGAGCGCCAGAAATCACGCGGCGAATTCGACACTCTCTTAAAGTCAACTGTTGAAAAGAAAGACTTGGAAATACAAAGTTATAAAAGCAAGCTTCAGTCCACATTATTGGATGGCGCTTTGTTGAGTTCTGCGAGTCAGTATAACGCTGTAAATCCTGAACAAGTTTCGGCCCTGTTGCGGCAAAACCTCCGGCTGTCTGAAGATGGCAATGTGGAAGTTTTGGACAGCAAAGGCACGCCAAGATACAATGATAGCGGAATTCTGCTGTCAACTGGTGAGCTGGTGTCGGAATTCTTAACGGCCAATCCTCATCATGTCCGAGCCTCTCAAGGTGGTTCAGGCAGTCAGGGTAACGCTGGTGGCTCCACACAGAAGTCTGCATCTGTGGCTGATATGGTTGCTAATTGGAATGAGGGCGGTAAAGAAGCCTTCGCTGCAATGAAAAAGAAAGCAACCTGACAAACCTAACTTACTATTTAACTATTAATCTTTTGAGGATTTAAATCATGGCCGCAACTACCAGTACCACCCTAGACGATCTATTTGTAAACATTATTGCGCAGGCGCGTTTCACCGCTGAAGAACAGTCCCTAATGATGGGCCTTGTTACTCAGTACAATATCGGTTCACAGTCTGGCAAGACTATCCAGATTCCAAAGTACCCAGCAATTAGCGCGGCTGACTTGACCGAAGGTACAGACCTCTCGTCAACTACCGTTTCGACTTCTTCCGTTTCTGTAACTGTTGGTGAAGTTGGCGCACAAGTTGTCCTGACTGATCTGGCCACAATGGGCGCGGGTAACCCTGCTGTTGAGCTTGGCACCGTTCTTGGTAACGCCATCGCTACTAAGATGGATAAGGACTTGCTTGCTCTCTTCACCGGCTTCTCTAGCGGTCTGGGTTCTGCCGGTGCAGAAATCACTGTAGCTGATCTCTTTAAGGCCGCTGCTACTTTGCGCGCTAATAAAGTTACCGGCGCAATTTCTGCTGTTGTTCACCCGTTTGTTGCTTATCAGCTTAAAGCTGGCTTGACTAACACCTTCGCTAATCCGAATGGTGGTGACGCGCAGAACGAAGCTATGCGTAACGCTTATGTCGGTCAACTTGCAGGCATGAATGTCTATGAGTCTGCTAACATTGCCATCGATGGTGATGGCGATTCTATTGGCGCGGTATTCGCTCCAGAAGCACTTGCCATTGCACTGAAAAAAGACTTCAACATTGAGCCGCAGCGTGACGCATCTTTGCGTGCCTTTGAGCTTAACGCCACAGCCGTCTACGGTGTTGGTGAGCTGGACGATACTTTCGGTGTCAAGATGACTTTCGACACTGCACTTTAAGTAATAGATTCCCTGCCCTCTTCGGGGGGTGGGGTTTTACTGAGGTATAACATGGCATTTTCAACAGATGCAGACTTAACCGACATAATCCCCGACATCCTTACCTTGGGCATTACTCAGTTCACTGATGAGCATCCAAAAGCACAGTCAGATATTGAGCGAGAGATTCGCAATAGGTGGTGGGAGAAGCGCGGTATATCCGGTGAGCTTAACCCTAATTATTTAACCGATTCGCAGTGGACTAGAACCGCTGTTTACTTGGTTCTGTGGAAGTACGCATTACCCCAGCTTACAAACTGGGTGGATGGTGATCGCTTTCAAAACATGATTGGCTTTTACAAGTCCCGTTACGCTGAAGAGCTTGAGGCTGTATTTCAAGACGGCGTTGAATATGACGATGACAACAACGGCACTATTGACGAAGACGAAAAGACCCCCATTAATCACGGTCGGTTAGTTCGTTAATGGAAATAAAGATAAGCTCAAACGCCCGAGACATTGCCAAGCGTGTAGGCAAGAAAGGAAAAGAGTTATCTGATAGCGTCAAACGTGCGTTATCCCGTACGGCTCAGGCTGGCGTAAACATTATTGAAGACCGTACCGCTGAAGGTCAGGGCTACAAGGGCGGTAAGTTTGCCGAATATAACCCTGTTTATGCTGCTTTTAGAAGATCAAAGGGGCGAGGCGAAATGCCGGACTTACAATTTACAGGGAAGATGCTTGGCTCTATGACTACCCGAGCTAACAACAGGCAGGCAGAGATATTCTTCAGCCGAGCAACAGAGTCTAAGAAAGCGGCAATGAATAACAAAAAGCGGCCTTTCTTTGGCTTTAGCCAGCAGGAAGAAAAGAAGCTAGGTGAAATATTCTTTAGGAATTTAAAATGAGCGTTAGAGAAAATATAGCTGAAAATCTAGTAACAACCCTTCAAGGCATTACTAGCCCTGTCAGCATCAAATACGTTACTAGAGAACCGTTTGATTTCCAGAAGCTATCTAATGCTCAATACCCAGCAATCCTAGTAAGGAGCGCAGGCGAGGAGCGCGGTGATTCAAGCATTGGCGGATCTATTACTCAGCGCATGGGTAATATTGATTATGATTTGATTTGCTACGTTAAAGGCGCGGTGATTGACGCTGCCCGAAATGATATAATCGAAGCAATCGAGGAAGGTCTTGATGTTGACCGTTCTAGGGGCGGTAATGCCCTTGATACGCAGATAACACGCATCGAGATTGATGAAGGTTCTATTGATCCCATTGGTGGGGTTATAATGACAATTCGCGTTTTGTACCAATACACTCGCGGCACAACTTAACTTAATATAGAGGTATTATCATGGCGACTAAAACAGGCGCATCTGGTGTTGTAAAACTGCAAGTGGCTGGTACGACTGTAGCCGTTGTCGGTGAAGTACGTTCGTACACGTTTGAAGGTTCAGCAGACACAATCGAAGATTCGGTGATGGGTGACGTTTCGCGCACCTATAAGCAAGGCTTATCAACTAACACTGTATCCCTGGAAGTATATTGGGATGAAGCAGACGCACAGCAGCTTATTCTTGATGAGCGCACTTCTGTTGATTTTGAAATCTATCCTACAGGCACTGGCTCCGGCGAGACTTTCTTCTCTGGCACTGGTATTGTTACTTCTCGCTCTATCACTGGTTCTTTTGATGGTATGGTAGAGGCAAGCTTTTCAATCCAATGCAGCGGCGCAGTAACCGAAGCACAAGTTTAATTAACCAAGGGGAAAACCATGGGATTAGCTAAAGAATTAAGAAGCAGAAGAAAGTTGCCACCACGCGCTGTGTTAGTGCCTGAGTGGGGTGATGAGTCTGGGCCGTTTAAGTTATTCAGCCGAAGCATTACTTGCTATGACTTAGACCAGCTACAGAAGAAACACCCGAACTTTCTAACCAACACCACTATTGGATCAATGGTTGATCTGATCTGCATGAAGGCTGAAGACGAAGGCGGCAACAAGCTTTTCGGTTCTGCTGAAGATCGTATTGACTTGATGGGTGAAGAAACGACTGTAATCTCTGAGATTGCTAACCAGATGTTTGCCGAGATTGAATCAATAGAGGATGCAGCAAAAAACTAAAAGCCGATCCGTTTAGGGTAAATTTATTATCCTTGGCTGATCGGCTTCACATAAGTATTGATGAGGCTGAACAAATGCCACTTAATCACTTTTATGAGTGGGTGGCATACTTCCAACTAATGAGCGAATCTAATGGCTGAAAATGTAAAGATTGTAATTAGCGCGATAGACAACACCAAGAAAGCTTTTGGTGGCGTAACTAACGGTCTAAAAGCAGTGGCAAAAGCAGCCTTTAGCATGAAGACGGCATTGATCGCTGCGGCTGGTGTTGCGGCCGTTGGCTACTTGATCAAGCAGTCTTTAACAGCCGTGGATTCGCTAAAGAAAACCGCAGATAAGATAGGCACAACAACTGAGGCTTTGAGCAGGCTTCAATATGCTGCCGAGCTTACGGGCGTATCGGTTGAGACGGTTAATATGGCTTCTCAGCGTTTCACCCGAAGGCTAGCGGAGGCAGCTAGAGGCACTGGGGAAGCAGAGGACGCACTTCGGGAGCTAGGCATCAATGCGGAAGAGTTAAAGAAGCAAGGCTTAGATGAGCAGATGCTTATTCTTGCTGATGCCTTTAAAGAGGTGACCAGCTCTGCCGATAAAGTACGCCTAGCAATGAAATTATTTGACTCGGAAGGTGTTAGTCTAGTCAACACTTTAGCCGAGGGCAGGGCTGGCTTAATCGCAATGTTTAAGGAAGCAGAGACCCTTGGTGTTGTTATGTCTGCCCGCGCAGCATCTGGAATTGAGGACGCAAATGACGCTTTAACCAAGCTAGGGTCATTGTTTAGAGGTATTCGAGACCAAATTACTGGCGCTCTTGCCCCGACAATTGTTTACTTAACCACACTAATAAAAGATAAGCTTCTTGAGGCGGTTACAAAGGCTGGAGGTTCAATAGAGCAGTTTGCTAATACCTTTATTAAAAACGCCATTGTTGCTTTTGGTAAGTTTGTTATAGGCATATCCAAGGCTATAGAAGGAATTATTAAATTTGCCAACACTGTTGCCTTTATGGTGGGAAAGGTTAAGGCTTACTTTGATGAAACTTCGGTTGCCATTGAAAACACTTTTGGCTTTGCGGTTTCCGACAAGATCAGGAAAGCGGGAGAGCAGATTGTATTTTTTGGCGAAAACTCTGGCTTTGCCTTTGGTGAGGTTAACAAGCTAGCTTCAGGATTAGAAAACTTTACCGCAAAAGCAACCTTGTTTAGCGAAATACTTAGGGATATAAAGCTTGGATTTAAAGATTGGAGCGATGCCCTTCCAACCACCACGGCTAACATCAAGTCTCTTACTAATCAGGGCTTAAACGGCCTGACTGATGCCCTGACCGCTGGCGTAACTGGCGCGGCTAACTTCGCTGACGCAATGAAGTCTATGGCCAAGAGTGTTATCGATAGCCTGATTAAAATGCTGATTCAAAAGTATATTGTTGATGCTGCATTTGGCGCGATTACTGGCTTTTTTGACCCCCAGACACGCATTAATTCATCTGCCGGGTATGGCTCATCTTTAGGTGGCGCTGACCCGTTTAATACTAGCAACTTTGCCCCTAGAGCTATTGGCGGCTCAGTCCAGAACGGGGCGCCCTACATGGTAGGTGAGCGCGGGCCAGAAATGTTCGTGCCTAACTCGCAAGGGTCAATTGTACCTAACAACAGAATTGGTGGTGGCGGCGTTACCGTTAACCAGACCATTAACGTCACTACAGGCGTGCAGCAGAC